CTATGAGCTTAATGATAGTCTCTCTCTCTTTGTGAAGGCAGCTTATCATGACAATGATCTTGATTCTTCTAGTGCTTATGCTTTAGAGCATGATTGGTCGGTTGGTGGAGGGGTTTCTTTCAGATTCTAAGATAAATCTTTTAAAAACGAAATAAAAAGTCCCCCTAGTGGGGGGCTTTTTTTTGTAGAAAGTGTAACTAGTTTAACATGGAACCTGAAAAGTCTATAATAAAAGAGTTTCTTGGCGGGGGGTGGCTTGTCCCTTTAATCGGGGCTGCTGGTATGTTTGCTAGGCTTCTGACTGGCACTAACCACCTTACTGTTAAGGAGCAGTTTAAAAAGATTGCAATCGCTGCAATTGCCGCAGGAATTGCTTGGTTTATCCTAGAACAAACAGAGGTCTCATCCCTTATGAAGGCAGTAACGTATGGTATAATTGGTGCAGTAAGTCCAGAAGTAATCGGAGGAATTGTTTGTTTGGCCAAAAAGTTTGAAAAGCGCCCGTTAAAATTCCTTAAAAAGAAATTTAAATAATGAATTTTAAAGGTAAAAGAGAGGTAGTAAAGGCCGTCCAAAGACTTTTGGGTGTTTCTAGTGATGGAGCAGACGGTCCAGTAACTTGGAACGCTATACTGGCCGAATTATCCACCAAGGAACCCGCGATTTCTGGGAGCAGCATACCCGAGAAGATGGTATCGTTGGCCCGTGGAGAGATTGGTGTTTCCGAGGTAGATGGAACTAATTGTGGCCCCAAGGTAGACGAATACAAGGCGGCGACATGGCTCGACGCCGATAAAGGATGGCCTTGGTGCGCGGCTTTCATCTGCTGGCTTGTAAGGGAGGCCATAGAGGGTGAGGATGTGAAATTCTCAAGACCCAGAACAGCGGGGGCATGGGATTTTGAAAACTGGGCTAAACAACAAGCCGCGAATGGAGTGGGGCTTCGCAAACCCACCAACGAGGACATTAATGCTGGAGACATTATAGTTTTTACTTTTTCTCATATCGCTATCGCTATCGCAGACGTAGACTCAAGGGGCTATGTGAAAACCATTGAGGGTAATACTAATGGAGCAGGGAGCCGAGAGGGCGGCTCAGTCTTAGAAAAAAACAGACATGTTTCTAAGATTAGAAGCAGAATAAGAATTCTGTAGATTTTTGTTGACACGGGGGGAAAACTCTCTATTGTGGGCGTTGATGAAAGAACAAGCGATTCAAGTCCGCAAACAAGATGTCCTCAGGTATGTTTTGGGGGAGTCTGGTTACCATCCCGTTGAGGTTTCCCTTGATGAAAATTATTTGCTTAATGAACGTTATGAGGCGTTTGATGCCTTTATTTATGATAGTCATTTAAAGAAGCGGATTGTCCAAGAGTTGGATTATATTAATTTTTGCAAAGAAGTTGACAAGTTGAGGCGCATGTCATTGAGCGGCGAGCTAATAAGCAAAAGAGAAATCTTCTCTATGTGTGTCGAATTACAGGAAATCGCCCCTAAGAAAGTTTTAGTTGATGACTCTCTTGATGTTTCGGAGATGCCTGTAGTTGACAACAAACAAATTAAAAAAATATTTGGCTTAGATGGGTCAACGTCTACGTTTGGCGATTTCAAAATGACCGCAGAGGATCACGCTCTAGAAGAATACGAACGAGAAAAAAAGAAACTATTCGAAGGACTTGAAGAAGATGAATAATTTTTCCGAATTAGAAAGCAAGGTAATCGGTTGGGCAAAAGACCGAGGTATCTTTGATAATGGAGATACTTTAGCTCAGTTAGACAAAACACAGGAAGAACTTGAAGAAACAATTCTTGCTGTAAAAAATCTACGAGACTGGCATCAAGCGATGGATCGCGAGCCTAGTCATGTTCACGCCAAAACAATAGAAGCATTAGAGAATGAGGTGGCCGATGGTATCGGAGATATGTTGGTGACCATTATTATTGCAGCTGAAATGGTTGATCTTGAGAGCACTTCTTGTTTGCAGTTGGCTTACGATGAGATCAAAGACAGGACTGGTAAGATGGTCGAGGGGCAATTTGTTAAGGACAAATGAAGACTAAACAATCATCCTCCTACGAAGAAAAGAGAAAGAAGAGTTATAAGGGATTTAACTCTAAAAAGAAGACTTCTTTTAACAAAGCCAGCAAATTTTATAAGAAAAAATCCAGAGGACAGGGGAAATAACGGTTGAAATACCATTAAAAGTGTAAATAATATTAATAACAACTATTTAAAATGGACATTATTCTTCAATTAATTCAGGATAACCCTTGGTTTGGCGTGGTAACTAGCGCTATTGCACTTGCTTCCGCTGTGGCCGCAGCTACCCCTACCCCCACAAAGGGGAGTCTCTGGTCGAAGGTCTACGCAGTCATCGACTGGGCAGCTTTAAACATCGGAAAAGCAAAGGATAGACGCTAATCCCGATACCATACGCCTCATGAAAACCCCCATCCATTGCGGGTGGGGGTTTTTTTGCTTGCGAAGCTAACCAATTCCTCTATAATAAACCTATGATGTCAGATAAAGCGCGGGGTTTGTCGGGTTCTAAGCATGTAGCCCACACCCAAAAACTAATGGACGAATCCACAGAGAGGTATCACGGCTCTTGTTTATCTGCTGGTTTGACAATCAAGAAAGCCACCAAAAAACAAGACATCGGTCATGTTGATTTCATAATAAACGGTGAAACTGTAGATTTAAAAGGATTAAAAAACTCCACCCGAGAGGGCAAAATCCTCCTAGAGTTCTTCAATGTCCGAGGAAAGACGGGATGGTGCAATGAAAAGGGCACTCCCTTGTGGGTAGCTTTTGATTTGGGGGCTTTTTTCCTCCATGTAAAAAACATCGACCTCTACAACCTCGCAAAAGAAAAATGCGACTTAAGGGACACGGTTACCCGAGTAGATGAGTGTCTCTATAAAGGATATAGACGCAAGGGACGAAAAGATTTAATGTCTATGGTTCTTCTTAAAGATGTCTTGGAGAGCTGCGAGCATTGGTTCTTGCCCTATGCCAAATACCAAATACCTATTGAAGAGGTTTAGGGTGTGTCTGCCACTATGTCGGAAGCTGTCATGTTGATCATCTGTCCCGCATATCCGTTAATTTTTTTGACCACAACATTATCAATGCTTCCTACAAAATCTGCATCTGATTGTATGAAAAAGTTCGACCCACCAGCAATCCAAAGAATTTCGGTGTAGGTGCCATTTGCTGATCGGTAAGTTCCTATGGCACTTCCCCCCAAAACTGTCCGCACGTTCCCTGCACTATAATCACTTACAGTAAAGGTAACTTCATAAGCAATAGTTCCAGTATCAAGACCAGCGACTTGTTTGAGGTTAGAATTACCACTTTGAGAACCGTCACTGCTCGCCGTTCCGTCGCTAATCGTCCACCCCACGCCTTTTATCCAGTCAGAGTCGGTGACAAAGTTGCCATTCGTTATAAGATCGCTCCCTAACGTAATATTCATCTGATCTCCGATTATTTCATCATCCCCATCATCTAAAGGCCCGTCTCCCATTCTCCACCATGCGGTTGGGCTGTATGGGGCGAGAGATTGGGGTGTCCCACCATTGTAGATGGCTGTAATTTGTTCTGCCGACAGAGCCGAGTCCCAGACAGCTACCTCGTCAATATTGCCATCGAACGTGTAAGAAGCGCTATAATATGCGCCAATGATTGTCTTCAGACCAGCAAAGTCCATATCGGCAGCAGCGGGGAAACTGCCCGAAGCTGAACCTGCCGCCACACCGTTGAGATACAACTTGCTATCTGCCTCACTTCCCGACTTGTAGACCCCGACCAAGTGGTTCCAGCCCGTGTCGGTGAAAGACGTAATGGTTCTGTTCCACCCCCCAAAACCGTTCAGAGCCAACCGCAGTCTGTTGGCACTTATCCTGAGGGCGAATTCCCCATAACCTACAAAGGAGCCAATATAAAACAAACCATCGTCTCCGCTCGTCACATCTGCCTTGAACCACAGCGAGACCGTCAGGCTTCCAGCATAGTTGTCTCCCAGAGCATCCCCAAGAGCTGTTCCTGCGTCCACATAATCATCAACGCCATCAAGCAGAAGACTATAGGTGTCCCATTTATAATCTCTAAAATCTCCCGTTCCTTGGTAGCTAAACCCCGCGTTATAGGGTTCCAAAAACAATCCCGTTGCGTTGGGTTCTGTGGGTGTCCAGCTTGTATAAAGGGAATTAACATTGCGATTATATTCTCTTATTAAATGCTGGGAATCCCACTCTCCTCCCTGACCACTCAACAAATACATACCAGTGACCTCACCCCTGAAAGTGGCCCAATCTGGCGATGTGACCGCAGTGCTGGAATGTATTTGTCCTAATAGGTCAGTAGGCATTTTGATTAGTGTGGGTCAGGCGCTGTCCAATCAGGACCACTCATGATTTCAAGTATCTCTGCATGGGTATGGGTGGCGATCCCATCAAATACCGAGGGCTTCTCGCCTTCGTATTTCAAGACTACCCTGTCTGCCCCTTTAACGGAATGGCGCAAGGTGTCGAAAGATGACTCCATTGCTGCGTCTATCATGTCCTCCGTTACGGTAGAAAAAGGGATGATCATGTAATGTCTGTTATTATAATTCATTTTATTTTTAAGGTGTGTCTGCCACTATGTCGGAAGCTGTCATGTTTTCCATTAGTCCTGCATTTCCGTTTACTTCTTTAAGGGAAACATCATCGACATACAATTCTGCATCAATATAAAGATAAAATATTACATAGCCTGTTACCGTTTGAGTGGGTCGAAAATAGTATGTAAAAGTATCATTGGTAGTAGCGGTAAGGGTAGGCTCAGTAGTGCCGCTAACTTTGCTGGCTGAAGGATTGGTAGACTGCCCAATTTTTAACTTAACCGTTCCAGACTTTCTATATTTAAAAGTTACTTTATATGTTTTGCCATCTACGAGACTAATACCGTTACTGGCTACTCCCGCAAAATTGCTACTTGCATTCCCCACCGCGTGAGCATCAGCATCTCCTGCTATTGGGGAGGTCGTATTGCGCTCCCATGTAACTAGAGTGGGGGTGGTGGATTCAGTCCAATTATCAAGATTAGTTTCGAAGGTTCCATTAGTAATGGTCTCGCTCCCTAATGTGGGGTTCACCTGATCTCCAATTAGTCCATTATCAGATCTATTTCCATCATCTAAAGGCCCGTCTCCCATTCTCCACCATGCGGTTGGGCTGTATGGGGCGAGAGATTGGGGTGTCCCGCCATTGTAGATGGCGAGGACTTGGGCGGCAGAAAGGGCTCTGTCGAAGATTGCAACTTCGTCGATCTTTCCGTCGAGAAACTGGGTGGCGTGGGGATGGCTTATTGCCCCAATAAGAATATTGGTGTCGGGATTCGTCGCAGCGTCTTGCGTGTAGGACATGGTGTCCCTAGAAACCCCGTCGATATAGTAGCTCGCAGTTCCACCGTCCGCGACGAGGCAGATGTGGAGCCATGTGTCTACCGAAACGTAAGCGCTAATATCTGTTGTTCTTTTGAAGGAATCTTGGACGCCGAACTTGGCGTTGGTGCCGTTAAACCCGCAGTAGAATCTGTGGCTGTTGCTCGCCCCACATAGTTGGTCTCCATTAAAATTGTCCATCTTGCACCAGAAACACATCGTGGCATTCGTGTTGATGAAGTCGGGTTGGTAGTTAGTGTCCACATAATCATCAGCGCCATCAAAAACGACACTATAGGTATCCCACTTATAATCTCTAAAATCTCCCGTTCCCTGATAACTAAACCCTGCATTATAGGGTTCCAAAAACAATCCCGTTGCGTTGGGTTCTGTGGGTGTCCAGCTCTTATACAAAGAGTTAATGTTTCTATTGTATTCTCTTATTAGGTGTTGGGAATCCCACTCCCCCCCTTGGCCGCTTAATAAATACATTCCAGTGACCTCACCCCTGAAAGTAGCCCAGTCTGATGATGTAGTGTCGGTGCTGGAATGGATTTGTCCTAATAAGTCGTTGGGCATTACTCTATTAGTTACACCTTTTTCAGAAATGTTGAAATTATGCTTGAAATTTGATTTAAATTGCCCTAGAATACCTAGGAGATTATGAGGAAGAGTGTAAGTCGTCTACAGCAATGAATATTAAATTAATAAAAATACTATACGCAATCCTGTGCATTTTGGC